TTACTGTTCAGATTCGTGAGGTTGAAAATGGATTCCCGACAGATACTATTGTTCCATTCGGATCAAAAACATTACAAGCAGATGAAGTATCTGTAAACGAGACAAGTGCTGATACAGCAACTTCATTTGTATTTGATTCTCCAGTTTTTCTAAAAAATGAAACTGAATATGCATTCACGCTTATTCCCGGCGGGAATAGTGAAGAATATGCGGTTTGGGTTGGTGAACTTGGTGGAACCGACGTAGATACAAATGAGTTGATCCATCGACAGCCATCTTCTGGAATTTTGTTTACTTCTGCAAATGACAGAACTTGGAGTCCAATTCAATCGGAAGACATGAAGTTTAAACTGCATCGCGCAAACTTCACAACAAGCCAAGGTATAGTATATGTTGAAAATGAAGAGATTGATTATTTTTCAGTAGATAGTTTCTCAGGAACTTTTAATAACGGTGAAAAAATTGTTGCCGAATCAGTTTTAACATTTGCTAATAATGATTCAATTGCAATTGGTAATGTTTTAAGAACATATGCCGCCGATCAAAGCGTTTCAAATACACACTTCGCAAATGGCGTAGTCCGAGAAATTGTGACTTCTGGTTTGGGTTCTGTAACGGTCAAAGTCGATAACTACGGCACATTCCCAACATCGGATACCTCGGCAAACTCTTTGAACATATTTTTAGGGGACGGTACTTGGATTGGCAATACCACAGCATTTAGTGCAAATACTAACAGTGGGTTTATAACTTTTGTCGATCAAGTAAATGGTGAGTTGCATATTGATAATTCTACTGGAAATTTTGCTAACGGTTATATTCGAGGCCAAGTTTCTGGTGCGACCGCACGTGTAACAAGCGTAGAAGATATTGCTATGAATACCTTGGTTACAAAGATCCCACAGTTAACTTACGCTAATACTACAGCAACATGGGCAGTGAGAACCACATCAACATCTGGTGTTATTAATCCAACATTCAAGGCAATTGAACTTGAAGTGGAAAACGACTTTATCGATGGTGAAAAGAAAGTATTTAGTAAAACGAATGAAGAATCTTTATCAACTGTAGGCGGTTCTAAAAAGTCAATGGTTGTTCGCGGACAACTGTCAACAACTAATCCATTTGTATCTCCTGTGATTGATACATCAAGAACGAACGCAATCGTTATTGAAAATGTTGTAAACAACGACAGCACAGAGGAGTATAAAGAAGTTGGTAATTCACTAGTTCGTTACATTACACGTCCAGTAGAACTTGCGGATGGAAATGATGCTGAAGACTTGAAAGTATTCTTAACATCGTATAAACCGCAGGGAACAGATGTCAAAGTGTATGCGAGAATTCATAACCCAGAAGATGCCGAATCTATTAATGAAAAGGACTTTTCTCCGCTAACACAAATCACTGCATCGAACGTCTTTTCAGATTCTGTTGATACGACAGACTTTAAAGAGTTTGAGTTCGGGTTTTCAGCAAATACGAATGGTCAAGGATTTTTGTCTACAGCAAACTCTCACGCACGACTAAATAGTTCTAATAACGAAGTTGTTGCATATCGAGCAGGTGATGGTTCGATTCATCACACATATAAAACATTTGCGATTAAAATTGTAATGACAAGCACAGGAACAAACGTTGTTCCTCTGGTTAAAGATATGAGAGCAATTGCACTTCAAAAATGATAAGTAAATTAAAAATAGAAAATCACGAAGAACTCGTGAGAGATGCTGAAACACAAGCGGTGTTAAACACAGATTTAACATCGCTTGAACAATATAAAGCACGAAGAGAAAAAGAAAGAAAAAAGGAAAATGAGGTTAGACAGATTCGTCAAGACCTCGACGAAATGAAAACCCTTCTTAAAGTTTTGGTAGAGAAAGTTAAATGACAGTATCAGTCTCAAATACTAATCTAAACGACAGTTTTAATTCGTGGCGTTTGAATACAAACTTTGCCGCAACTGTTATTAGTAATAACGTAGTGACCGTTTCGCGGGCAGGATCGGCAAATCGCGGTGGCGCGGTCGTTGGTAACGGTCATGTGTCGGGAACTTTTTCTGCTAACGAACTTAGGGCGGATTACATACGTTCTGGTAACACGACTTCAAAAAGTAATTGGGTAATTATTGCGTCCAACACATTTATTAACGCGACTGCTGTTTCTGTTACAGCAAACACAACCTTCCAAGGTAATGTTAATTTTCTAACAAGTGGTTCTGATCGCGTTATTTTAGGAGACATATCAAGAATTCGCGTAACTGGTGGATCTTTAGGACAGTTTGTTCGAATTAGCGGATCGACCGATACGCCAGAATTCAAAACGCTTTCTTTACGAGATATTGCTGATCTTTCATCAAATGCATCAAACATTATTTTGTCTGGTGCAAACACGGCCTTTAGTGATAACAACGATTCTCCTGCATTAGTCTTGTCGAATGGGACTGATAGAGCGTTCCTGTTTATGGCATCAGATGCTATTATTGGCGACTCTGACGTTCACTTAAAATTAGTTGATGCTTCTGGCGACTCTCGGTTTGTTATCACGGACAACTCAAACAATATCGTGGGACACATTGCGTCTGATGGAACAGCAGTATTAACCGCAAACTTAACTGCTGTCGGAATTACTACATCCGATAATATTTTGCCAGATGCTGATGATTCTGTAGACCTTGGATCACCAAATCGAGAGTTCCGCAATCTTTATATTGATGGCGTAGCAAATGTAGATGAACTTTCTCTGGGAACGTCTGCGGGACAAGGCGTATCAACATCTTTGATTCCGAAAACCGATGCTGTAGGAAATCTCGGTTCTACCACTCGTAAATGGGGAACAGTTTGGGCAGATACAACAAACGGTGGGGCGGGCGTATTTAATACCCTCGGTGTATCAGGAGCATTTACTGCAAACGGAACAGCAACGTTTAATGGTGGATTCTCTTTAAATGGTGACGTGGACATCGGCGATGCGTCTACCGATACTTTAACGATTACGGCGCAAGTTGATTCTAATATCGATCCTGAAAGTGAAACACAGCGTGGACTCGGAACAAACTCCAATCGTTGGCATGAAGTTTATGCGAATAATGTTGTCGCTAATAATATCACTATAGACAATAATCTTTCTATTGACGGTGACCTAACAGTTCAGGGCAATACAACCTTTGCTTCTGGCGCAGTATCTGCTCCCGATGGAACATTTACATCGATCACCGTAACAGGATCTGCAACTTTAAACGGCGGAATAGACTTAGGTAATCAAACTACAGACCTTATTACTGCAACTGGTCAATTCGACTCTGCTCTTATTCCTGCAACTGATGATACGTATGATCTTGGTACAGCTACAAAGCAATGGCAAGATTTATATATTGATGGAACGGCTTCAATCGACACTCTTTCAGTTGACGAAAATGCGGATATTGCAGGAACACTTGCTGTTGGTAATACTGATATTGATGGTTTCTTAGATGTTTCGAACGAAATTAAAAATGATGGTACTGTCATTGTAGGATCGAACGGCAAGTTACATGCCAACAACACGATTACTGCTAAAACAATTACTGCAACCATGCTTGCAAATACCATGAACATTGCAACGTTCAGAACACATGGTAGTGCGTCACAAGTTCCTATTATTTCTGTTAATGCCAAGGGACAAGTGATTGGCATCTCTAACACTTCTGTAGCAGGCGTTACATCTTTAACTTACACTGATGCGAATAATACATTTAGTATTGGAACTGCAGATGGAGGCACTTTCAGTGCAAACATTGCAGTATCAGAAAGTACGACTGACAGCACTGATGCTACAAGAAAAGGCGTTTCTTCCTTTAACTCAAATCAATTTGAAGTTGCAAACGGTCATGTTTCTCTTGCAGGGGGAGCAGATGGAGCGATTACAAGAGTTACAGGAACAGCAAACGAAATTGAAATTAACCGCGTTGGTGCTAATGCTACTTTCGGATTGCCTGATGATGTAACTATAAGCGGGCAGTTAGATGTCGGTGAAAATGTTGTTATTAGTGGGAACCTCATAGTCAATGGCACTACAACAACAATTAACGCAGAAACTGTAAATCTAGCCGACAACAAGATTGTTCTTAATAGCGATTACGGCGGTTCTACTCCAACTTCTGATGCAGGTATTGTAGTCGAACGTGGCACAAAAGGTAACTATGAATTTATTTGGGATGAATCCGAGGGGCGTTGGACATCTGGCACACGAGACATAGCAGGCAACAACTTTGTTGGTAATGCCAGTACCGCAAATACACTTGCAAATACAGTTCAGTTTTCAATTACTGGTGATGTAGTAATGGGAGATGGTGTGAGTAATCCGACATTTGATGGTAGTAACGGTGTTCAGTTGGATGTTAGAATCGCAAATACTTCACCGTCTATTATCAGAGTTTTTGATATTAACGACACGCAAGTTTTCCCCTAATACTAAATAGAACAGATTAGGAGAATTTAAATGGCGGCAAAAGCAAATATTGTTATCGATCAAGGGGCAGACTTTTCTACCAGTATTACTGTGACCGACGATGCGGGAGACGCAGTAAATCTAACAGGTTATACTGGATCTGGTCAAATTCGCAAACATTTTACATCAAATACCGCTATAAATTTTGACGTTTTTTTTGCTTCACCTAGAACTTCTGGGGTGGTATCAATATCGCTAGACAGATCTACAACTTCTTCTATCGAAGCGGGAAGATATGTTTATGATGTAGAAATTACAAATGCGGCAAACACTCGCTCTAGATTGGTTGAAGGTATCGCGACGATAACCCCAGAAGTTACTCGGTAAGGAGAAAGACATGTCGTTTAATGCGAAGTTAGGTGCTTCTTCTACTGGCAATTTTAAAGTTAAGTTTTCTACTCCAACACAAGACATTACTTTAAAAAATCAAGTAAGTTCTGGCGCAAGAATAGATCAGTTAAACGATGTTGATCCTTCTGTACAATCGAACGGCTCTATTCTTGTGTACGACTCTATCCAAGACCTTTATGTTCAGCGCGATGTATTAACCTATGATGTAAACTCTGGTGCTTATAAACTTGATGGTGGTGAGGACGGTTTCTAATGACCCAAAACATTATCGCAATCAAGCGTTCTCAAGGGAACAATGCGCCAACAGAACTTTCAAATGGTGAACTAGCGTATTCTTTTAGTTCTGATAAACTATTTATTGGACAAACAAATACTACGAATTCTCCGGTAGCTGTCGAGTACATTGGCGGAAAGTTGCTTGTTGATAAGGTAGCAAACCTCGAAAGCATTATTGTCACTGGAATTGGTAATATTTCTTTCGGTAGCCTGACGTTAACCAATGCCACAAACAATTCTGTTCTTTTTGCAAAGACTGATGGTATCGTAGACTTTATTACGGGTGATAGCGGAAAAATCCTTCAGATTGCCGCAAACGGCACACCAACTTTTGATGATTTAAGCGGTGGAACATTTTAATGAGCGAATGGCAAGATAATGAGATATTGACAACATATGCACATCAAACAGAACAACAGATTATCGAATTGAATCGCACAATTGTTGCTCTTAGAAGTAAAGTTGCTATGCTAGAAAAAGAAATTGAAGAACGAAACAAGATTCCAGTTCCTCGTTTGGTGCAACAGCAGTTTATCGAACAAGAAGCAAAAATTAGAAAGTTAGAAAGCGATTTAGAATATTATAAAAGGTATGTCGCGCCCCAAGTTATTATAAATAGAGAAAGCAAAAAGAAATCTACAAGACGTGGTGGAATTCCAAAATAATAATAAAGGAGTGCTATAATGGCATCTATCATTAAACTAAAGCGCAGTGCGTCAGAAGGGTCGATTCCCGGATCACTTGAAGTCGGCGAAATTGCGGTTAACCTATTTGATCGTAGGTTATATGTCGGTAATACAACAGGTGTTACCGCAGTTGGCGGCGAAGAATTTAAACTAACGGTTGATGAAGGCACGGTTGCAGGAGATGGTGCATACATCAAACTGCTTGGTGAAACAACTCCTTCTACCAACTCAATATTGCTTCAAGCAGGTGAAGGAATTGACATTACTCTTCAGGGTAATGGTTCCATTCTGTTTGCGGGAGAAGATGCTTCCGACACAAACAAAGGTGTGGCATCTTTCAGTGCAACAGACTTTAAAGTAACCTCTGGTGCAGTTGAACTAGCAGATACTCTTGCCGTTGGTAACACGGAAATCACAGGAACACTTGATGTATCTGGTCTGGCATCACTGGACGGTGGTATTGATGTAGACGGTGCGTTCACTGTTGCAGATACCTCTGGTAACATTGATACAACAGGTACTTTGAACGTTGATGGTGATACCACATTAAATGGTGTAACTGCAACTACTGTTCAAGCAAACGGTAACATTACTTCTTCAGCATTAACAGACAATCGAGTTCTGATTGCGGGCACAAATGGTGTTATCGAAGATGACGCGAACTTCACTTTTGATGGTTCGACTCTTACTGTAGGCGGAAACCTCAATACTGCTGTTCATGGATTGACAGCAACCACATTTACTGCTAACTCTGACGCTACAGTCTCAGGGCAATTAAACGTCGGTGAAAATGTTGTAGTAACTGGTAATACTTCAGTTGGTGGAGATTTACAGGTTACTGGTGATACCACGATTGATGGTAACTTGACAGTCGAAGGTGCGTTAACATATATTTCATCTTCTACTGTGAACGTCGATGACTCGATGCTAAACCTTGCGGCAAATAACGCAGGGGATACCGTTGATACTGGTGTTTATGCATCTATTTACAATACAGGAAATACATCATATACATATTCTGGTTATTTCCGTGATGCAACAGATGGTATCTTTAAGTTCTACACGGATTTAGATGTGGAACCAACCCAAACGGTTGATACTGCTGATTCAGGATATAATTTAGCACAAGTCGATGCAATCATTGATGGCGGCACTTATTAAGTAAGTATAAATATAATCGAAGACGGGGGACAAAGAGTTATATAACTCTCCCCCTAGATTAAACAGTCTATATAGACTTTGAATACACGAGAACCATAGATATGGCATCCATTGTCAAGATTAAGCGTTCCTCTGTTCAGGGGAAAGCACCTACAGTTTCTGACATTCAGTCTGGCGAACTCGCTCTTAATACTAGAGACGGGAAACTCTTTTCGTCTGATGGTTCTGGTGTATTCGAAGTTGGCGCAAACCTTTCTTCTCTATCTGTAACCACATCGTTAACAACACCGCGACTCACTATCACTGATTCGTCGCAAACAGACGTAGTTACAACAATCTTCAACTCAAATCCAAGCGGAAACACTACATCACTTGCCCTTGTAAATGATACTGGTGATGCGCTCGCAATTGGAATTACTGGTTCTGGATTTACACTAGGCAATACAGAACTTGATAATGCATTTGGTACTATAGCTTACGCAAATCCTGCTAACACTGTAGATAGCTTCGTTATTGGAAACCAAGCAAATACTTATATCTTTGGTGGTGCGGATGGTGTCGATGGAG